ATGAAGTACTCGTTCAAGACCCAGCTGTTGGCCTGCGCGCTCGCCCTGGTCACCACCCTCGGCATTGCCGCCTGCGCGGGTAGCAACCCGGTGGCGACCGCCGCCGGCACGCTGGTGAGCCGCTACTGCGCGGCGCCGGAGATCGGCCGCAGCGTGCTGCGCGAGGCGATCGCCACCAGCACGGCGCCGAACCGGATCCGCGTGGAGTGCGCCGCCGATGCCTTTTGAAAGCGACCTGGAGCTGCGCCACGTGCCCGGCGACGCACTGTGGAAGGTGGTCAAGCCGCTGCAGTACCGCACCGCCGACCAACGCCGCGTGATCGTGCCGGTGGGTTACCGCACGGACCTGGCCAGCGTGCCGCGTCTGGCCTGGCGCATCGTGCCCCGCGACCACGTGCAGGCTCGCCGGCCGGCCGTGGTGCACGACTTCATCTACACGAACCTGACCCACCGCTTCACCAAGCGCGAGGCGGACAGGATCTTCCACGCCGCCCTCCTCGAGGAAGGCATGAACAAGGCCCTCGCCTGGCTGATGCACGCCGCGGTGCGCATCGGCGGGCGTGGCAACTGGAGCGCCTGACATGGGCCTGCTGGAGAACCTGATGAACCTGCTGCCGGAGCTGCTGCTGACCGCCGTGATCGGCTTCCAGGCACATCTGTTCCGGCAGGTGAGCGAGGCGCGACGCGAGCACCTGGAGCTGCGCGTGGAGATCGCCCAGAACTACCCGAAAACCACCGATTTCGAGCGTGCAATGGACAAGCTGGAAAGCAACCTGCGCGCCCACATCGAAGCCCTTATGAGGAACAGAGCATGACCGCACAACGCCAGATCGTGATCACCATCGGCGCCACCGACTTCACGTTCAACCTGTCCGCCCAGGACGTGACGAAGTACTTCAACGCGCTGACCCCGAGCAACAAGGTCGCCCCCGGCCACAACCTGCTGACCACCACCGTGCAGCCCGACCAAAAGGACGCGCTGCGCCCGCTGCTGGCCAACCCGGTGCTGACCATGCAGGTGGCCGGCACGCTGCTCGAGGAGTACAGCCCGGACGTTGAGGTGGCGGTAAAAAAGCCCTCCACCGAGCCGAACGACTGACCGACGACGGCCTGGGCCAGCTGATGGCCCTGGCTGAACGCTGGCTACCTGGCGCAGCGCCCACCCCCGAGAACATGGGCACCGCCAAGTGGCTGGAGGACGAGTACTGGAGACGCATGGAGATCGCCGTAGCGAACGGCATTGCCCATGCGTTGAATGGTTAGGTGATCGATGGCTACGAACAGCGCCGCCCTGAACTTCATCCTGAAGCTGACCGACCAGGTCAGCGCCCCGCTGGGCAAGGTAAAGATGGGCTTCAACGAGCTGGCCGAGAAAGGTCAGGACAACATCCGGCAGATGGGCTTCGGCCTGGCCGGCATGGTGGGCGCTGGGCTGGCCATCAACGAATCGCTGCAGCCGGCGCTGGAGATGAACCGCGCACTGGGTGAGGTGAAGTCCCTGGGCGTGGCAGAGGATGCGCTGCAGCGGCTGAACGACAAGGCGCTGGAATTCTCCGTGGCCTACGGCGCGAACGCCCGCGACTTCGTGGCCTCTGCCTACGACATCCAGTCGGCGATCGCCGGGCTCACCGGCGAGCAGCTTTCTTCGTTCACCAACGCGAGCAACCTGCTGGCCAAGGCGACCAAAGCCGACGCCGGCACGATCACCAGCTACGTCGGCACCATGTACGGCATCTTCAAGAACCAGGCCGACGCCATGGGCAAGGCCGAGTGGGTGGAGAACCTGACCGGGCAGACCGCGCTCGCCGTGCAGATGTTCAAGACCACCGGCAAGGACATGAGCGACGCCTTCACGTCGATCGGCGCCAGTGCGACGTCCGCCGGCATCGGCCTGTCCGAGCAGGTGGCCATCCTCGGCACGCTGCAGGCGACTATGGGCGGCGCCGAGGCCGGTACCAAGTACAAGGCCTTCCTGTCTGGGGTCGGCGGGGCCCAGGAAAAGCTGGGCCTGTCGTTCACCGACAGCCAGGGCCGGATGCTGCCGATGCTGCAGATCCTGGACAAGCTCAAGGGCAAGTTCGGCGACACGCTGGACGTGGCCGAATCCGACGCACTGAAAAAGGCGTTCGGCTCCGACGAGGCCGTGGGCCTGATCAAGCTGCTGATGACCGACACCACGGGCCTGGCCAACAGCATGGAGCAGCTGGGCAACGTGCACGGCCTCGAGCAGGCCGAGAAGATGGCCAAAGCCATGGTCGACCCCTGGCAGCAGTTCGGCGCCGCGGTGCAGGCGCTACGCATTGCCTTCGGCCAGGCGCTGATTCCGCTGCTGACACCGCTGATGGAGCGGCTGACCGCTATTGCAGGCACGCTGACCCGCTGGGCGGGCTTGTTCCCCAATATCACCAAACTGCTCGGCACGCTGACACTCGGGGTGCTCGGCGTGATCGCCGCCGTCGCGGGCCTGACCATCCTGAACGGCATCTTCGGGATGCTATCGGTGCTGGCAAGCCCGATTGCCCTGATCGTCATTGGCCTCGCTGCGCTGGTGATTGGTGTCGGCGCGGCGATCTATTACTGGGATGACCTGAAGGCCGCATTCGGCGACACCGCGTGGTTCCAGGCCATCGTCGTGATGCTGACGCCGGTCGTGATGCTATTCCGCGTGTTCGGCGCGCTGCTGAACGTGCTGTGGGTCGGCTTGCAGCAGGTAGTCGCCTTCGGCATGCAGATGGTGGCCTGGCTGGCCTCGCTGGAGGTCGTGACCACAGCGGCAAAGGCCATCTGGGACGTCTTCATCTGGGGACTGACCAACCTTTCCCCGTTCGCGCTGCTGGGGTCGGCTCTGAAGGGCCTGATCGCGCTGCTGAACAAGATTCCAGGCATCAACATCGACACCACGTTCGGTGACGTGCCGCCCGTGCCGAACGTGCCAGGCAGCGAAGTTGCAGTCGCCGCCACGGCTCCCCCAAGCACCCCGGCTATCGACCGGGCCTTGCAGCACGCAACGGTAAATAGCGCTCCGTCCGTCCCACCCCTGGTGCTTGCACCGATGCCTGCCGCCCAGGCCGAGCAGACCCAGCAGCGCATCAATGAACCCCTGACGGGCCTTGCCCCGCAGCGCGCCAATGCGGTGCCGCCGGGCGGCCTGCTGACCAGCATCCAGAACACCAGCAACCAGGACAAGGGCACCCGGGTTGAGAAAGTCGAGATCCACACCGGCAAGGCGATGAGCCCGCTCGAGCTGGAAAACATGCTGGGCATGGCGGTGGGCGGATGAGCGAGTACATCGACCTGCTGATTGCCGACAACGACCTGGTGCTGGACCTGTCCCGCCAGCCGTTGCTCGTCGATGACCGCGCGAGCATCGCCCAGGACATCGCTCACATGATCCGCGACAGCGGCCTGCTGGTGACGCTGGTGGCTGAGCGCGACCGGCTGCGCCAACGCGATTGCATCCAGCAAATGGAGCTGCTGGTGGAGGCCGACGAGCGCCTGATTCCCGGTACCGCACTGATCACCCAGGGGGAGCCAGGCCAGTACCTGGTGACCGCCAAGACCCTGAAATTCGGCAGCATCGAGGTAGCCCTGTGAGTGACGTGGACTTCAAGCAAGCACTGATGGATGCAGGCATCCCCACCACCGAGGCGGGCCTGCGCCAGGCCTGGGAAAGGGAGGTCACCGCCCAGGGCAGCCAGCTGAGCAACACCAGCGCCTATTCGCCGTTCTGGCGCGTCGTCACCGCCCTGGTGACCAAGCCCGTGCTGTGGCTGCTGGAGTTCGTCAGCGGCACAGTGCTGCCGAACTTCTTCGTGAAGACTGCCACCGGCGCCTGGCTGGACATGCTGGCCTGGGCGGTAAACGTGGAGCGCAAGCCGGCGACCCGCGCCATCGGCACGTTGCTGCTGACCCGCGGCACGCCCGACGGCGCCCTGGAGGTGCCCGCCGGCACGCGCGTCCAGTCGGCCCCCATCAACGGCACGGTGTATGTGCTGGTGACCACTGCGGCGGCGAGCTTTGCCGATGGCGAGCAGCAGGCGAGCGTGCCCGTCAGGGCACTGGAGGCCGGTAGCGGCTACAACCTGGCGCCCGGTTACTACGCGATTCTGCCGGAGCCGATCCCGGGCATCGTCCAGGTAGTGAACGCCGACGGCTGGCTGACGCAGCCAGGCGCCGACTCGGAGCCCGATGACCAGCTGCGCCTGCGCGTGCGCAACCAGTGGTCCGCGGTGAACCAGTGGCACACCGACGCGGTGTACCGGGCGCTGATCGCCGCCTTCCCGGGCGTGAGCCCTGACGGGGTGTACTTCGAGCATGGCGCACCGCGCGGGCCAGGCAGCGCCAATGCCTACGTGCTGTTCGAAGCCGGGGTGCCGGCGGAGACGTACCTGGAGCAGATCAACACGCATATCCGCGAGCGCGGTAACCATGGCCATGGTGATGACCTGCTGGTGATGGCGATGCCGGAAACCCAGCACGACATCAGCCTGACGATCTGGCCGCGCTCGACGCTGACCGCCACGCAGCGCGACACGCTGCGCGATGAGGTGGAGCTGTTCGTTCGAGCGGCCTTCCGCGAGAGCACGCAACGCGACTACCAGCCGACGCTGACCTACCCGCAGGCGCGCTTTTCCTTCAGCCGCTTGGGCGAGGAGCTGCATCAGCAGTTCGCGGGTATCGAGTCGCTGGACTTTGCGAACACGGACATCGTGTCCGAACTGAGCATCCCCCGTATCCAGAGCCTCGAGGTGGTGAATGCGTAAGGGAGGAAAGACGGCGACCGGCGAAAACCTATGGGGAGGGGCGTCCGACCGGCCGGCCGTCACTGGCAATGACCGGTGCCGGGCAGCGAAGTTCCCCGGCGAGGTGCGCCGATGATCAAGCTCGAGCTGCCCTTCTGGCTCGCCGGTACCGAGCTGACCAAGCTCAAGGCCGCGGCCACGTCCTGGTGGGCAAAGGTGGAAGGCTGGCTGCGCTGGCCGCTGCTGCAGATGGATGCGGACACCTGTCACCTGACGATCCTGGACCTGCTGGCCTGGCAGCGGGACATCGCCCGCTTCAAGGGTGAGCCCGAGGCGCTGTACCGCCTGCGCGTGAAGCATGCCTTCGTCAACGCAGTGGACGCCGGCAGCGTGGCGGGCTTCAAGCGAATTATGCAGCGCCTGGGTGTGGGCTACGTGCGCATCGAGGAGCGCCTGCCCGATCGGGACTGGGACGTGGTGCAGCTGCACCTGAGTGATTCGCAGCTTTCGGCCAACCCAACGCTGCTGGATCTGCTGATTTACCAGTATGGCCGGACCTGCCGGCGGTACGAGTTCGTGGGCACGTCCGTCGCGGCAATGCGGATCTCCGTAATGGAGTTCAGCAACGACCAGGAACAGATCGTGGCCACACACGACAACGTCGGCACGCTCCGCATCCGGACGGCCGTCATGGAATACAGCAATGACCAGCAGACGCTGGTCGCCACCCAGCAATAGGAGCGCCTTATGGGGGCCAGTATTACGTTCGCAGGCGAAAGCCTCATTGCGCAGAAGCAAGGAGCGCGGGAGGCGTTGGCGATCGACCGCTTCGTGCTTGCCAATATCGCCGGCCTGGATGCCGGCCAGCCTGTCGACCGGCAGTCCGCTATGCCTTCGGCCGAGCAGATCGTCTTTGACGGCAGCGTGACCAAAGAGGCGTACCTGTCACCCAACCAGGTCGTGTACAGCCTTTCGCTGGGCAGCGATGTGGGCGACTGGGATTTCAACTGGATCGGGCTCGTCAGCGCCGAGAACGTGCTGTTCGCCGTGGCATACGTGCCTCTGCAACAGAAGCGCCGCGAAATCCCGCCGCTGCAGACAGGCAACAACCTGACGCGCAACTTCCTGGTGGTGTTCGACGGTGCGCAGGCGCTGACGGGCGTCACCATTCCTGCGGAAACCTGGCAGTACGACCTGAGCGGACAGCTAGAAGGGAAGCTCGACAAAGCGGTGCTGGCAGGCGGCACCACTGGCGATGTGGCAGTGGGTACCGGCAACGATGCGCAGCCCATCGATTGGGTACCGAGGGGCGCCATCGCCGCCGCAGCGGTACCGATGGCGGCTGCCTTCACCGCAGAGGCCGGCGCGCGTTACTGCCTGCTGAGCAATGCAGCCACCGCAACCCTGCCGCCTGTCGCGGATCTGGCGCCTGGCGCCGCCGTCGCGTTCGTGAAGGTGGCGGCAGCCACGCAACCACAGGTGATGGTGGATGGTTCGGGCGGCGAGACGATCACCCATAGCGGGATCACCGACACGGGTTTTTACCTGGACATTAACGCAGAGGCCATCGTCGTCTGGAACGGCGCTGGCTGGGAGGTTTGACGCATGCCTATTTCATTGAAGGCGGCGCAGGGTGGTGGCGGACTGCCAAAACTGGCGCCCGAATTGAGCCGCGCCACAAAAGACCAGGGGATATCGCTCGCGCTTCAGACGGCCGAGCAGCAAGCCCTATCGCTGACAGGCAAATGGGCCGTTTCAGCGCTGGGGCTAAACATCGCAGGCACATGGCCTGGCGGAAACATCGGTGTGCGAATGGTGATCGATGGGCAGACGATATGGAACTCAACTGTCGCAACTAATGCGGCCAGCAGTTCAGGTGCGGCGTATGTTCTCTATGGCATCCCGACACCGCGCGGAACAGGCGCATCGCCGCACTCGCCAGAATTTGCATTCTTAGTCGATAGCGGTCTTCAGCTTTACATAACGCTGCCGGCTGGTGCTACAGCGATTTCCCTTCAGTACACAGCGAGGCCGATCCAGTGAGCGAGCTAAACTTGATTTACGAGAGCGGAACGCACCGCGCCGAATCGGCCGGCGTGCCTTATGTTGCGCCAGAGTTTTCAGGCTTCGGCACGATTATCACCCGCGCCGCCTTCCGCGCCCGCTTCACGCAGGCGGAAAAGGTAGCCATCGAAATGGCCGGCCTCGACGACCCGTCGGCAACGATGGAGATTCGTAGCCAGGCGGCATCGATTCGCACCTACCAAAAGGACGTTGATGCGGCTGAGTTCATCGACCTGGCCGACCCGGCGACTGCCGGTGGTGTACAGGTGCTGGAAGCCGCCAGCCTGCTGGCCCACGGGCGCGCCGCTGAAATCCTCACCGCCCCGGTGCAGTGGTCGGAGCTGCCAAGCAGTCTGCAGCAAAGCCTGCCGGTATGACCTGGGCCCCGGTGACCATGCGCTGGCCGGAACAGGCAACGCAGTGGATGGCACAGCTCGACGACGCTAAAAACATGGCCGGCGGCGAGCTGGCCAGCACGGCGCAGCGGCTCGCCGGGCTGGACGGGCTGGCCACCACCAACCCTGGGCCAGTCGGAGGCGCTGCCGCCGGCGCAATCGCCACCGGGCGCGCCGCGCTGGGCAGCCAGCTGGGCGAGGCGCCGGCCTGCCTGGCGGTGACGCCATTCCAGAGTGGCATCGGCCAGGGGCGCGGCAACCAGCGCTTTCTGTCGGCGCCGAACCTGCTGCAGCAGCTCGCCGGCAAGCTGGTGGACCCATCCGACCAGGGCAAGCCCAGCGGGCCGCAGTACGCCCTTTCCCTGCTGTTCCTTTCCACCCGGTTCGACCAGCTGGCCGACACCCTGGCGCGCTTCAACGCGTTGCTGCCGGTACCGGACCTGGTGCGCACTGAGCGCCGTGCCCGGCACCTGTCGCGCCTCGAGGCGGAAAAGTGGGAGATGCCCAGCGCCGGCCCGCTGCCCCGTTGGGGTTCGCTGCCCCTGGAGCGCTGCACGGTGACCAAGGCCGCCAAGCAGTCGATCGCCGGCCAGCTGGCGGTGCTGGAGAGCTATGCCGCCGACAGCTCGCCGATGGCGGACCTCGCCGCGCTTGCCAGCCGCAAGGCCAACCAACAGCAGGGCCGCGACCAGCAGCTGGCGGACCTGAAGGCACTGCTGGCCAACAGCAGCGCCGACACCAGCATGCGCGCCCGGCTGATCGGCCCTGGTGATACCAGCGAGCTGCGACGGCAGCTGCTCGAGGGCGATGCGCCTGGGCATGAATGGGTATTGAGCGCGGGCCTGCTACTGGTGGGCTCGCTGGATGGGCTGAGCTTTGTACGGGAGCTGGTGGGCCTATGACGCTGCTGCTCGACGGTGAAAAGGTGCAGGGCAAGGGCCTGAAGATCACGGCCAACCTGCGCATCGAAAGCGACGACATGTCCGGGCAGACGAGCAACAGCACGTCAGCCCACAAGGGCTTCAAGCCGAAGACGCTGACCGTCTCGCTGATGATCCCCTTCGTCGACCAGGTGCAACTGCGCGACCTGATGCGCTTGGCCGAGGCCACCGAAGGCGGCGGCCAGCTGAAGACGTACCGCATCGTCAACGACACCGCCACGGCCTTCGGCGTGCGCCAGGTGCAGTTCTCCGATGGCGTGAGCGCGCGTGAGGACGACACCCTGGCGGCGTGGCGGGTGCAGTTCACCCTGGCGGAAAAGCTCTCCAACCCAGAGCGGGTGGAGAAGCGCCGCCAGCCCAACGCGGTCACCAGCCAGTCCGCGCCCGGGCAGGCGGTCAGCTCGACCGGCACCGCCGCCGGCGATGGAGCAGCTGCACCAGGACAGGAACTCACCGGCTTCGAAGCCACGCTGAAGAAGCTGGACAACTACCTGGGCGGTTCGTCATGAGCATGAAGCTGCACAAGGTGCTGACCATCGGCGGCACCGCCTACCCGCTGGTCAAAGACGAGGTGCGACTGGAGCTGAAAAGCCCTGGCCGCGCCTCGTTCACCATCCAGGCCGACGCCCCGGTGAAGGGGCTGGTGACGCTCGACATCGGCTACAACGAGGCGACGCTGCAGCGCCACTTCATCGGCTACGTGGAGCGCTGCACCGCGGCCAACAGTGTGCAGCAGGTGCTGATGTGCCGAGAGCTGGCGGCGATCCTGGCGAACCCGATGCCGATGAACCTGCGCCATGTCGACATGACGATGGTGCTCGCTGCCGTCAGCGAGAAAACCGGGCTCCGCTTCCGCGTGCCCGAGCGGTCCTATGCAAAGGTGAAGGCGCCCTTCTTCTACAGCCTGGCCGCCGGGTACCAGGCGATGGACAGTCTGGCCCGCGTGTTCAACATCCCCGACTTCATCTGGCAGCAGCAGGGCGACGGCGAGCTGTTCGCCGGCAGCTGGACGGACAGCTTCTTCGGTGCTCGAGCACCGCTGCAACTGCCGGTCGAGCTGTTCGACGGTTACCAGGGCAACCAGAGCGCCATGATCGCGGCCCTGCCCGGCCTGCGCCCTGGTGCATCGATCAACCAGGGCGAGCGCATCACCAGCGTGACGCTCGCCGACAACAAGATGGCCATCCGATGGACGACGCAATCCGCCGCAGCGTAGAGCGGCAATTCCCCGAGCTGACCGGCGGCTACCACCTTCCCCGCTTCGGCCGCGTGGTGGCGGTACCGGATGCGCCGGCAGTGCCCGGCCTGTGCGACGACTTCCGCCCACGCTTCGCCGTGGACGTGGAGGTGCTGCTGCCGGATGGCGAGCCCGACCCGGATCTGCCGATTCTTTCCAGCGTGCCGCTGCCGGCGCCGAATGGCGGGCAGGAGGCGGGCTTCTTCGGCTTCGCAGAGGAAGGCACGGTGGTGGTGGTGTGCTTCGCCTATGGCCTGCCCCACAAGCCATTCATCCAGACCGTGCTGCCGCACGGGCTGAGCCTGCCGCGAGTGCCGAAAGGCGACCAGGTGTGGCAGCACAGCGAGGCCTGCCAGCAGCGCGTGGACGCCGACGGCAACTGGCTGCGCCAGACGGACGGGAAGATTGAGGACAAGGCGGTGGAGCGCCAGGTGGAGGCCCTGGACAACACCGAGCGCTACCAGAACCACACGGTGGAGGTGGACGACCACTCCACCGAATCGGTGGGCGGCATCAAGAAAGTCGAGGCACTGGGCGCGCTCAAACTGCTATCCGGCGGATCCGCCAGCCTCGCCGCGGTGGACGACCTGCACCAGGCCACCGGGCGCGGCCTCAACCTGGTGGTCGGCCAGAAGCACAACGCCACGATCGGCGGCGATATGCAGGAGCGCATCCAGGGCATTCGCCGCAGCATCGCGCCGAAGACGTGGCTGGGCTCTGCCAACGTGAACCTGCTCCAGGTGGTGTGTGATTTGCTCGACCTGGTGGATGCGATGAACACCCAGCTGGCCGGGCACACCCACCAGCCCGGGCCGACGCCGAGCCCGGGCGATGCGAGTGGGTTTACGGCGAAGGCTGGGACGGCGAAGGCGCTGGCAGGGCAGTTGAAGCCGATTACTGCGTGA